ACCATGCCCCATGGCTCATCGTTACCTAAAAAGTCTGTGTAATCAACATAAACAACAGCAGGCTCAAATCTATCACCTTCAAATTTTTCTGTTTCTAATTTTAAAACAGGCGGTTCCCAACCACATTCTCTAGATTGACGATCTTTTTCAGAGTATGTGCCGCCGTTGCCGTCAGCATATTGAAACCACTTAACTCCAGGATAGTCTTGTGAACAGCCTTCACGTAATAGTGTACCTGCTGGTGGATTTGTTACTGGTGTTGTATCAACGGGTTGTACAGGTGGTTCGCTCCCACAATAGTTTGATATAATTCCAAAGATGAAAAGGGTGTTACATAGATTGGTAAACATAGCAGACTCCTTACTTGCTTATGTCAGCACATGATACCACCGTAAGTCTGCTGTGTTTTATTTAACTATGTTTTTCGTAGTAGGTATAAACTCTGGACCACCATTCCTGTTCCCAATCTTTAAATTCATTTGGCCAAATATCAAACTGTTGATAAGTTAAGTCTCGGCTACACATAAACACATGGCCTTCACAAATATTAGTGCCATGCACTTCATTGTGTGCTATTGCGTATGCTGTTAACTGTAGAAAATAATCGTAAACCCATTCTTCTTTTTTAGGTTTGTTAGATTGTTTAAAGTCCATGATACAAGGTTGTCCTTTATAAGTACCAACCAAGTCAGTAGTGCCTGCATATATTCCAGGCACGTAAAGAGGAACTTCGCTGCCCCATATTTCATCTACATGCGTCATTGCTTCTTCTTTGATAACTGAAGCCATTTTGTGAGCTTGCTGTGCATATGGATTAGAACCAGGTTCTGGCCATTCGCTTGTATCAATATAGTCTTCTAGGTACTTGTGCATACGTGTACCTACGCCTGCTGCTTCAGTTACAATTTCTTGTGCTTTCTTTTCGCCTACACGTTTCTTCCAAGCAATAAGATGTGTTTTATCCTTAGTTGCATCAAGAATTGTTGTTACACTAGGTACAGGAATACTGCCGGGAGCAGCGTATCTTCTTTTACCGTCTACTTCTACTCTTTTTAATCGTTCGTATTTAAATTTTTCTATTATAAGGCTCATACTTACTATATTACTATATAAGTTATTAATTGTCAAGCATTATTTTATAGTTTGTCGCCTAAGTTAGTAGCACTCTTGGCCATTTTACCGACTTCATCGCCGGGGCGTCCTGGATTGCCTGGCAAGTTTGCTACGTCATCTACTTCGCTTTGTTTAAATTCGATTTTTTCTTGATCAAAGTTTGTAACTATCTTTTGTAGTCTTGGATCGGAGTCGTATGCTGCTTTGAATACATCATAAGAAAACTGGCCTCTGCCCATATTTTGCATGAGCTTGTCCAGTTTTGTTATACTTACTGATGGAGTACCTTTTTTACTAAGGTGATCTAGTACCTGAAATATAGCGTTGCTGTCAACGCCTTCATTTACTTTTTTTTTGAATGTTCCACTGACTCGCGCTGTTCACGGCCCATTTCTTCTTCGCCGCCGGCTGCTGGTTCAGCTGCTGCAAATTCATCATCTGCTGGTACTTCCTCTGCTCCTGCTTCTGCATCAACGGTTGGCTCCATTTCTGCTTCTGGCTCTTCTGCGCCCATTGCATCCATTGGTTCAGCTTCGCCAGTTAGTTGTCCAACACCTTGGGTAAGTGTTGCACGGGTGGTTTCCATTGCTGTATACATAGCTTCTAGTGCAGGCTTAACAGTGTTAGTGAAAGTTTCACTTGCTTCTGAGCCCATTTCATCACGGATAGCATCTGCTAGTTCTAGCATTGATTCAGTTTGCATTTCAGCTGTGTCTTCCATCCAACCAGTAACACGGTCGACCATATCTTTTGCTGCCATTACAAGTTCGGCTTTGTCTTCTTCGCCTTCGTTTAGTGATTCAATTGCTTCATCAATCGCAACGCTTACATCATCACGTTCTGCAATTGCTGCGTTAAGAACATCTAAGAAAAGTTTGTTTTTTGAATGCTCTTCTTTGTGTGTTGCATCAAAACTTTCTGTAGTTTCTACATTATAAACTCTAGTTCTAAGTTTATTGCGAACGTCTTGAAGTTGTTCTGTAGTAAACTTCTCTAGGTCAATCTTTGCGCCAAAGCGTTGTGCTAGGCTTTCGTTTAGCTTTTTAGCCGTAACTGGTTTTGTAAATTCTCTAATGTTCATTGTCACTTCCCAAATGAATGTTTATATGTTATTTATCACATTAAAATATAAACCGATCTAAATCTCTCTTCAATTCTTGTGTTTTTTGTAATGCAATGTCTAATCTTACCTGTCTAGTTTCTCTTATATCAGGATCTTTGCTAACTTTTATAGTATTTTTATAAAACAATGCATCATTATAATGTTTAAGCATATTAAAATCTAAGCTAAGTGCTCGGTCAATTATATTTTTACCTGTTGCTAAGTTTTTAGCAATAGCTAATGCAGTAACCATAAAATAAGACTTAGCAACTTGTGTGTTGTTTACACAATCATATATTAACACCATATCTTTGTTATTTTTACGTATAGCGTACTTTCCGACGCGAATACTATTACCTTTTTTATAAGGTAATGGATTAGATGTTAAACCATCTTCAATAATTTCTTGTAGTTCTTGGTAAAGTTTATCGTTCGGTTTCATTGCGCATCACCATCGTGTTTCCATGATTGTTAATCTTAGTTATTAAACTTTTTCTGACTAACCCACGAATAATGACTTGCTCTCTTTCAGTAAACGAACTCATCGGTGTGGGTCCAGACATTGTTTTTAAAACTTCTTTTTCTTCATTAGTTTTATAAATTTCAAAATTCTGTATAAGTTCGTTTATTTTCATGTTATTGTGCTTTAACTAATACCTTGTCGCCTGGCTTAATGCCACGATCTACTGAACCTTTAACATTAGGATCTAATGTTAGTTGACCACGTTCGTCTTTTGCAATAGCACCGGGCTTACTAGGATCTTTTGGTACTACTGTTTTAATTTTAGTTTTAGGGTCGACAAGTACTGTTTCTTTTTCATCATCAAGTTCAATTTGTAAAAACTGATTCTCGCCTAATAGTTCATGCATCTTCATATCTTTTTCCTTCTACGACCACCGCTTGATTTTCTTTTAAGTGTGCGTCGACCTGTATTTAATCTTGATAATTTTCTGCTGGCAGCATTTGCTTTCTTAGTTATTCTAGTTTTAACTTTCATCTTGCCGCCGCTTTTAGCTTTGTTTAGTTTCAATGTTCTGCGGCTTGCAGCATTAACTGGCGCTGTACAAGTGCTTGGTTTAGCAACAATACGTCCTCTGCGTGAACCACTTGTGCAACGATACTTGCGAACAGTAGTTGCACCTTTACGTCCCCATATTTGTACATAGCCTTCTGTTATTTCTGCAACACGCATTATTTACGACCTCGGCGTCCTGCGCGGTTCATCATTTGAACTCTGCGACTTGCTGGATTTATTCTTTTAGTTCTTCGAGCTCTACGTGCCATTCTTTTGCCAAACTTGGCTCTGGTACGTTTCATTTGTGCTCGTGCTTTAACATTAGGTGCAGCAAAACATTGTGCTATCTTTGCTACAATTCTATTCTTTCTTGAACCAGAAGTACAACGATATTTGCGCACGACTTTCTTGCCAGTTCGTGCCCAAACTTGCTTTTCTTCTAGATCTTCTATAGGGTCAATAAAAAGCTCACGTAATAACATATAGTTATTTATCGTGAGTAAATTAGAACTTCATTAAAATTACAACTACAGTTGATAGCAAGCCTGCAATTACTGTTCCTGCTGAACCAACTAGTACTTTGGTCATTGAGTTTTGACCTTTTTTGATGTCTTCGTGGATATCTCTGAGAGTGTTTTCAACTACAGTCAAGCGATTATTTAAATTTTGATAACGAAGGGCGCACAAATCAACGTGTGCTTCTAAGTTTTGTTTTTCTAACGCTGTTGTTTCGTCAATGGTTGACATTCATATCTCCGTAAAGTAAACTCGTAGTTGGCCTTTAGATTTGTGTTTTTATGAATGCCTAGTAATCTCTTACGTTTGTATTTATATAAGAGCATATATAAATTAATCTACGCACTTAAAGATAATATTAGTGTCCTTTGAGTCTTTTGTTTTAAATACTGCTTTATCTAATTTTATTGTTTCGTCTAAATTATTTATTATAGGAACATTATTAAAATCTTTTTCTAAAAAGTCTATAGTAGTTTCACCATATTCAATAGTAAAACGAACAGTCCAGCAATTATGAGTACCTTTAAACTTAGAACCAAATCCTAATCCTTTTACTGTTTTTTCTTCTTGAGTTATGCTGTCAATAACTACGTTTGATCTTAATCCAATAGTTTGTACTACAGTCATAAAATTCTGCTGTTGTTGCCATGTAGGATCAGACTTGTTAAATCTTGCATTTGTTTCTGTAATGTCAACTAATGTATTTAATTCAAATTTCATACAACTATTTAACTGCCATAAAAAAAGAGCTCACGTAATGTGAGCTCTTTGGTGTGCCTAAGCACGGTCCCTAAGGTAGTTAGGAATTATACGTTGTCTTCAAAAGTTGCAACTGCTGTTAGTGCAACGCCGCCGACTGTGTTACCACCAGCTGCTGTGCCACCTTGTAGTGCGAAGTGCATTGTTCCGCCGTGTGCGCCGTCAACGCCTGCTATTGTGTTACCACGCTGGCCTAGTCCTAAAACTAGTGCATCTAGTTCTGCTTGGTCTGCTGGTGCACCTGAAACGATTTCTGTTTTTGGACCTAGTCCGTTACCAGCTTTTGCTACTGCTCTGTTTGTTACTGCTGCCATTTTTCTTCTCCTATAATATTCTCGAATGGCAAATTCACTACTCTGTGAATTTGTATACTTTTATTTAGTCTTTTTAGGAAAATAAAGCGATTAATAGTCTTTTTTGGCTCTCTTATGCAGAGATCTTAGCTGTTGTATGTATGCAGGTCCTGCTTGCACTAGATCATCAATCATGTTTATAATAGGCAAATATGCTTCTACTGCGGGTTTTGGAATACTTTGTCCGTTTTGTGCTAGTTGTAAGAAACGTCTAGTCATTGCTAGTTTGTCGTTGCCAACAAGATATCTATACAATATTAAACTATCATTTGATATACTAATATCAGGTTTACTAATTGTTGGTTCCGGATCAGGTACTTGATCCTTTTCCATATTTTTAATTGCTGCCCACTTTTCAAAATCAGAAGTAATGTCTGAATTTCTAAGTTTAGCACGAACAGCATATATCAATCTAGTAGCTGCTACACGTTTATCATGCCGTGTAATTTTATCCCAATCAGCTAGATATCTGCGTATGCTCTTGTAATCAGTGTTTACAATTTTAAGCACACCTTCTAGTTTAATCATTAAATTACTTACTAGTTTTGGTTCAGTTCCATTTGCAAGTTGATTAATATATCTATTTAGATCAAGTATTGGTAACTTAGTTTCTTTTTTAAGTTTTATTGCTGCAACAGGATCTTTGAGTTTTTTCTGCGCACTATTATCTCCTACAAGGAAATAGATTAAGTTGTAGAGATCAGTACCCATTATACGATAAAATTTATAAAGCTCAAATCCTCTAGTTTTGTTTGCATATGATTTTACAAATGGTGCGCTGTCATTATATCTACGCATCATTTCTAATACAAGTAATGTAAGATACAGTCTTTCGCCACAATCAAAATATGTTAGCTTTTGCGAGCTACCATTGTCTTTTGTTAAACGTGCTTCGTGGATATCTTTTAAAAACGAAAAAGGTTCGCTAGGTAGTTCGACATCTTCAATAGCATGTCCTCCCTCCATTGCGGCCCACTCTGCGGCTGTAAATTTGTCAGTCATTACTTACCTTTAGCCATCATATCTGCTTGACGTGCAATTTCATCGTCGTCTGGTGCTGCATCCATATCGTCATCTTCTGGCTCTTCTGGCTCAACGTCATGACCTTTTAGTTTAGGAGCAGGTGCAGATTGTCCAATTTTCATAAATTCTAATGCTTCTTCTTTGCTAACACGAGAAGTTTTAAGAAGTTCTTGCATGTTTCTTGGTCCAAAGGATGTACCAAAGCGTGTAAGTGCATCGCCAAATGATGCCATCTTGTTAGACTTATCAATCTCTGAATCAGGAGTATTCTTAGTAATTTTCATACTCGCACTCATATCCATTAACTTACGTCCAATGTCAGCTAATTTTTTGTGCTGCGGGTTATCTGAATAACCTGGACCAAGTGCTTCTGTTATTTCGTTAATTTTCATATCTATTTCCTTAATTTGGTGTCCATCTATTACGTGGAACTAATTTAGTTTTACTTCCGAGAGCAACGTAACCTTCGCCACCCTTTTCGCCTTTTGTTGTTGCCTTAACGTCTGCATCGGCATCGTCTAATTGATCTATGATATGATCCTTTACAGACATGATTTGTTTTACAAGTCCAAGTATTGCTGTTAAACCACCTGTTTGTTCTTCTAGTGCTGCTAGTTTTTCTTGCTGTCCTTGACTTACTTTACTTTGCTTTAACCAATTAAAAAAGTTTGATTCTAATTGACTTAGATTCTTAGCCTTTCCCATTTGGTTTAGATAAGTGTAGATAATTTGTCCAGGGTTACTTAATCCTTGTGTACCCTTTAGAAATGCATCTACTGCTTTTGCACTACTTTGCACTCTTTTTCTTATGCTGTCAACCTCTTTTGTGTCTACTGTGGGCTGATGTGTTACATAAGTTTGTCCTAGCACTACAGCGTCTTGAGAATTAAGTTCTTTTACATCTTTAATAGGTGTACCAGACTTGCTGCCCCATTCGTCAAATTTTGTATGAACTACTACACCCACTTTTGACTTCGCTATGCGGCCCCCGAGTGGGCTTCGTGTATCGACTGTGTATTTGACGTTGTTTGGCTCAAACTCTACTGCGCCATCTGTAGTGCTAAAAGGTTTACGAGGACTGTATAGTAAATCGCCATATACATATCCTCTAAAATTAGGTGGCGTTGCTGCTTTCATTATGTTAAACACTTCAGCCATTTCTGAGCCAAAGTCTTTGCGCCAAGGTTCTTCTTCTGCACCTTTGCCTGAATTTTGAATAAACTTGCTCAGGTCGTCTGCGCTAGTTGATTTATTTCTACCCCAACCATTCTTGCCTACAAGTACAAATGTACCGTCTGGCTCACGTCCCCAATAGATAGTTGGGTTACCGTCCCATTTGATAGCAACATCTCCTGAGTCGCTACCTAGTTTCTCAAGTATGTCTGCTGCTTCTATGCCACCTTGTGAACCTTTTACGAATACAAGATCTTCTAGGTGTTGGTATTCACGACCTACCTTAGCTGCTTCAGTTAATACTTGGCGGAACTCTGTAAATCTCATCTAGTTAGTGCCTTCATTAGTTCAACTACACGATTGTGATTGCGGTCAGCAAGTGTTTCAGGTACTGACTTACCTTCTTTTTCCATTGCTTCTTTCCAAGGAGCAATTAGTTCTTGATAGTTAGGATCACCTTTAATCTTTGCAAGCATACTTTCTACAGTATGCGTGTCTGCCTCAGTAGCACCTTTGCCTAATAGGACAACTGCAATATCGTTCCAGTTATCTGCAACTACTTCGTCGCCTTTGTTTGGATCAACTACACCAAATTTAGGACTAAACTTGTAGCCTCTACCTCTTGCAATACTAGACAATAGTATAGCTCTGTCCTTACCTGAGTATTGTTCTGTGCCGCCACGCTTGGCTCCACGTTGCAAGTCTGGATTAGTTGTCATCATAAAGTCTGTTTGCACATAGCCTTCGCCGCCTTGGATAGGCATACGGAAGTGTACTTGGTCACCAGCATTGTGTATCCAGCCGCCCGTAAACTTACGACCTTGATTCATTATTTCATTGTCTGGAATACCTTGCTTCTTGCACCATGCAGTAAGTTTTGCAATTAACTCGTCTTTGCTTATCTTGTTTAGGTCAGTGTTTAAGTCTAAGTCGCCTGAACTATTCTTTTCAAATGTTCCGTCTGGGTTTGATTTCTTGCCTGTTGTACCTAGCAAGTCATCATCAACAAATTCTAAGCCTGTAATTTTTTCAATCGCATCTACAGTAGGTCTTACAGCCTGCGTAGGAATACGCTGTGTAAGTGGACCTTGCTCTGTTTTGAAAACATTTCCACCTTCTTTAAGAATCGTCATTTTGCTTACCTTCAATTATTCTTTGTACGCTTCTTCGGAATTTACGGGGATCGCCACTTTTGATACTGTTTAAAAATCTTCGCTCTAATTCACTAGCAGTTTCTAGATCATAAGTTTCATGTATTCTACTTAACAAGTTAATAGAACTTTCGATAATATTATTAGCCGTTGACTCAATGAAACGGTCATTATCACGTTTACCGTAAACGTTATTGAGTTCTTCTAATATGCTTCTAGTTCTTTTTCTCATAGCACTAAATTCCCTATATGTGTATTTAGTGTTATTTGTTTCTAATAGTGTTGTTATATTGAATAGCAGTTTCTAATATAGATAAGTCAACATTATCTCGTTGGGCTGTTCTTATAAGTGCTTCTACATCTTTAGGGAAGCAGTGTCCGCCGAAACCTCGTTCTTCAGTTACAACACTATGACTGTCGCCTATGCGTGGATCTATCACAGTATAGTGTGCAACTGCACCATAGTCTATTCCTAATGCTTTACACAGGTCATACATTTGATTAAAGAATGCTACCTTTAGTGCTAGGAAGCTGTTGCGGGCATACTTAGCAAGTATAAGTGCTTCAGGATCGCAAACTTCTGTATTAACTTTAAAAACATCTGCCCAAAAGTTACAGCCTTTGCCTCCAATTAGCATTAGCTCTGTATTGCGCAAGTCTTGTTCTGCTGACTCTGCACGTAGGAACTCAGGAGAAAATGCAATAGTTCTATCTGGGAATGTGTCAACAAGCATCTGCCAACCTTCTACACTAATAGTTGATTTAATTAGTATAGGAACGTTAGGTGCAGCTTCAACAACTTCATAAACGTGTTTCATTTCACAGCCGCCGCCTGCGTTTGAAGGCGTTGGTACACAAACAATTACTGCATCTGTGTCTTCTGCGATAGGGAAGTTCCAAGCTGCATAAGCTGGATCAACTATATCTATTTCGTGACGCTCTTGTAGTAGAGCGTTGTGTGCTTGTCCTACTGGACCATATCCTGCAATGGTAATATTCATACAGATTGAATCCTATCTTTAACTAATTTAGCAACCTCTTCTGAAACTAAAACTTCATAGTGGTTATAATCTACATATTCAATATCCATATCATTTCTATGTGTCATGCTGCGTAGTGTAACAACTCCGTCATTCTTTGCAAAGTGCCAAGGAACATTTCCTGTAGTGCTAACAATTTGTAGCCAAGGTACGTTTATTTTAATTTTTAAAGATTCGACAATTGGTGTCGATTTTGGACCTACATCGTAAAATAGTCTATACATTGGAACAAACATCCTTGCCCAGTCTGCTGTACGACTTCCGCGAAATGGCGTACTAATAGTTACAACACCTTTCACTTTAAATTCATTTTGTATGTATGTTGCATACACACCACCTAAACTATGTGCGACAATAAAAAAGTTTTTTTTATCTTTTAGATCTTCTCGCATCGCTGCAAGATTGTGTGCAAAACCGTCTGCACTGTTATAGTTTAAAAAACTATAATTATCTCGAATGTCAGCATAGCGTCTAATGTAATTAAAACTTTTACTAGTCGCGTTGGCTCCGTGTATAAACACTACATGTGGAGATTTATTTTTATTAAAAACGTTTAGCATTAGTGTCCTTTGTTTACACAGTATTTAATATACTATCGTTTGAAATAAAAGTCAAGAAAAAAGGCAGCTCGTCGTTGCTGCCTTAACTTCTTAAATCCCAATTGAGTTAGGAACAATTATCCAATGTATTGCTAGGACTAGTGCAACTGATGCACCCAAGCCTATCATCATCTTTTGGAAGTCTCTTGCCACTAACGGGAATACACTACTGTACTTCTTCTTGTTAGTAAACGATGCAATAGCAAGTTCTCTACCTGCAAGCATACCAACGAACACCCAAGTTGTTGACATTGGAATATCGTTTAGCTCTTTGAAGAAATACAAACACAGCCAATAAAAAAGGTCGATTAATGTAGCCGACCTTACGTATCTTGTGTTGTGTTTTTCTAGTACAATCTGTTGTATCTTACCACCACGTTCTCTAAACATAATGTACAAGCCTACAACAAATATAACACTAATCATTACCATTAGATCCACAGGTATCTGTCTTGGTAGGAACACAGCAATGTTAGCCATATCGTGGCTTAACCAAGTCCACCATAGTCCGCCTGTTGCTACCCATTGTGCAACACGCCAATATGATTTGTGTTCTTCTTTGACAGGTACACTTTCATCTAAGTATCTACTCACAACATACCAAACGCCATAAGCAAATAGTGCAGCAATACCATAACCCATAATTGATTTCATCAGCATCTTTTCTAGCACAAATGTACTTGCAAAAGCACTTAGCACTAGGAAGGATGTTGAAACAGGTACACCTAGTCTTGTTAGTAAAACAAGGATTGCAGGTGCTGCTGCGTGATACCATTGTATTTCTTCCCACGGTATCTTGTTCAGTCGTCCGTAACTGATGTCGCCACCATTTACATACCAGCCATACCACAGTGTTGCAAGTAGCACTGAACTTGCTGCTGCCCATAGTGTTGTGTAGCTGAATCTCTCATTGTTTGATGCCATCCAAGTACCGAGAGTCTGTACTGAATCATTGGCAATAACCGCATATGCGGCAAATAGGAACCCCATAAGGCTCCATAAGGTGAGTGCGTCCATTTTATTCTCCTCTGCTTGACGGCTTTACCCCGTCGCTCACTTTGGTTACAAGCTCGACGATGCTTGCACTGTTATTTACAATTTTATTTCAAAATGTGT